TCATTTGTCGATTTCAATTTTGTCCCATTCCCGTCCACGGCTGTCCCTATACCGCGCCGCCATTGAATCTGATTTATGCCCGAGAAGACGTTGAGCAAACTTATCGCCAATCTGGTTCCGGTATAGCCTCGCTGACAGGCTACGCAGTTCATGGAATGTTGGCGGGTTTCCATCAAATGAGAGTCCAGATGCATTTCTCGCCTTTGTAAAATACTTTGATACTGTTTTCGGGGAAAGCGGATCGTGATGCTTTGATGCGATTATAGTTTCACTGCTGCTGGCCTCCCTGCATTTCTGTAGTGTATCAGCCAATGAGATATTGAGCGCGTCAATCGTTAGCGTTAGCGGAATGGCGAGTTTAGCCCCTGTTTTACTCTGTTCAATGTGAAGATGGTTGTCGTTTATGTCTGACCATTTCATTCTGCACAAATCGCCGACTCTCTGCCCTGTAACGACGGCCAAATCCATCGCCAGTCTTAGCCAGATAGGGAGAGGTTCGGCTGCATGGTAAATCTCGACATACTCATTAGCTGTCAGCCTTGAGCGCCTTACTTCTGACTTTGCTGTACGGGTTGCCGTTACCGGATTCGTTGCCACATGCCCCTCGGCTATTGCTTCACGAAAAACGTCAACAAGGGTTGACCTGATTAATTTTGCGGAAGCTGCTTTACCTTCTGCTACGTAGGTGTTTAGCATTGCTGCCACTTCTTTCGTTGATATGTCAGTGAGCGGTTTGTCCGGCAATTTTCTTCGGATTGCCCTGATTTTGCTGGCGTAGTCGAGTAGAGTTTTCGGCCTGATCCCCCTTTCGGTGAGGATTGTTTCATATCGGTCAAGCCACACATGAAGAGTGATTGCGTCACCGCCTTTAATTCTGTCTATTAGTGATTTGCGTCCGCTGTCTGAGAGTAACTCAATATTGGCCTGTATTGCTTCAGTGATTGCTATCCTCCTGTCTCGGCCTAATCCAAACTCTTTACCCGTCCTTGGGTCCCTGTAGCAGTAATATCCATTGTTTCTTATATAAAGGTTAGGGGGTAAATCCCGGCGCTCATGACTTCGCCTTCTTCCCATTTCTGATCCTCTTCAAAAGGCTACCTGTTACTGGTCGATTTAAGTCAACCTTTACCGCTGATTCGTGGAACAGATACTCTCTTCCATCCTTAACCGGAGGAGGGAATATCCTGCATTCGCGCACCCATCGACGAACTGTTTCAAGGCTTCTTGGGCGTCGCTGGCGAGCGTTCCACTCCTGAAGTGTCAAGTACATCGCAAAGTCTCCGCAATTACACGCAAGAAAAAGCCGCATTGATGCGGCGATGGTAGGTCTGGATATCATTGAGCAATGAACAGGCCTCATCGAGTGTGAGGCGGGTTAGTCCTTGCGTAGCTCGCTGATTCTTCTGTAAGTCTCTGGTGCTTTGTTTCCGTGTATCTTCATTTCAGACTTCAACAGAGCAACGAGAGAATCCCATTCGTTGAGGATGCCTTTGAATGCCGGAACGCGCTTTGCAACCTTGTCGAATGAATCTCTGATTTCTGGAATCTGCTCAACAAGTGCAACGCATCGCCGGAAGTCTGCTGCGTCATGGGGAGCGCCGAAGTGATGACCATAGATATTCTTTTTCAGTCCACATGCGATTGAGGCAAGAGTTGCGCTACTGATGCCGACATCGCCAGTTGATTGCCATTTCAAAACCTTCATAGCCAAATCTGACATTTCTTGTCTCCATAAAACAAAACTCGCCGTAGCGAGCTCAGATAAAAGAAATCCCCGTCAGTGCGAGGATTGTTATTCATTGCTGATATTCACCTTTATCGCGAACACCTTTACCGGTTTATCACCGAAGTGCGGATGTGTGATTGTCTTGATCTCATATCCGTCATACGGAACATCAATTCTGCGGCTGGAATCGTCGCGCTTCGGATATCCCTTTGTGATAATCAGGCGGTCATATTCCCGGAACATAATTCGCTTATTCCAGTAGTCATTACACAGGCGATACTCTTCCGTTTTCTCCCCGCGAATCATGGCATCGAAGTATTCACCTTTAACGGCAAGTTGCAGGTTAGCCACGGTTAACCTCCTGCTGCGGTGCTGCTGGCATTTCACTCCAGTGCGTAACTGAGTGCGGATCCGGATATTCGGTGCCATCATCCCAGCGATTGCCATTCCACATTGCAGACCACATCTCACCGTCTTCATACATGACAATTACCGGAATTAACTTATCCGGCATTCGATCACTACAGCTTATCCAACCATCCGTAGTTACCGGAGAGTTGCCATTTACATCGAAGTTTGGCTCTGCGTCCTGAACCAGGAGGATGTAACCATTCTTGGCAGTATCAAGTTCTAACGCCTCGGTGACGGTGCCGAAATAGCGATTACCTAAATCCGCATCACAAGTGCTTACATCAATGGAAACCTCCATCCCTTCGATTAATTCTGGCAAGTTGTAAGTTTGGCTTACAGGCTCGGCTTCCAGCGATGCCAGTGCAATCCGTGCCAGTTCCATTTGTTCGCCACGAGTAAGTCCGTTATCAAGCGGATTTTTAATGAATAATTCGATACGTTCTTTAGTGATAGTGCTCATATCACTCTCCTTTGATGCGAATGCCTGTTGCAATGCTGTTTATGATGCTGTCAGTGCATGGGGTAGAAAGCTGGGCATCTCCAGCAATTTTCATGACCTCAACATCTGCATATCGAATACCGAGGTGTATCAGACCAGCTATGCCTGACTTAAGCCGAGCATTTTCCATAAATAGAACTTTTGCCCGCCGTTTTTCTGCCTCAAGCTCAACGCGCAGCTTCCCTACCGTTAGCGCAATATCCTCGTTCTCCTGGTCGCGGCGTTTGATGTATTGCTGGTTTCTTTCCCGTTCATCCAGAAGCGCCAGCACAGTAGCCGGATTGGCTGCGGCGATGAATTCAGCATTGGCCTGCTGTTCTATTTGGAAATCTTCATCGAAACCGCTTTCTGGATGCGCTCCTTCAATTCTGCAAATGGGAATATATCCAGCAACTTCACGATGAATTAGCGCATCATCACCATCAAATCGGCCCTCTCCATATTCGAGCGACCACTCGCCACACGTTGCTTTTTCTGCCTTAGCACGCAGTGCCTGATAGTCAATCTTGCTCACTGGTTGCCTCCTTTGCGCCACGTCGCATTCAGATATCTGTTGTCGTTAACAGAACCGAAACTCTTTCTCTTAAGCAATTCCTCTCTCGATGGCATTGGCTTTACGCGTTGGCGAATAATCATTTCTGCCGGAAGAATGCCGGGATTGTATGCAAGTCCTCTCATGATTTACTCTCCACGAACTGGTCAATAGCCATGCTAAGTGACACACCTAAAGTCTCGATATGTTGCTGAATATCCTGTAGCGTCTGCGCCTGAGATAACAGGATTTCACGGTTGCATAACTCTTTGACCAGATGCTCAAACTTGCTGTAATAACCGATACGGCTTAGTGTTTCTTTCCCTGCATTCTCGCCTTCTTTGATAATTCCTCTTTCACTAAGAATCAGGTCGTGTTTTGTTCCGGTAATAACGTATTTGCCGAGGTCGATGTTTAGCTTCATTGTTTTCATTGTTAATTCCTCAGTCATTACTGATAGCGCCATAGCGTGAGCGGTAATTACGCAGGCGCGGGTCAATTTCAGGGAAGTGGGTATATGTGGCTTTGCGGAATGGTCGGATTGATGTCTGGTAAATTCGCTCGCGTTCTTCTTTCTCTGCAAGCCATATACAGTGGCGAAATTCCTTTTCCTCTTTCGTTTCCTGCGGTAGAGACATTATCCGGTCGTAGTTTTTTCTGAATTTATCCAGCACCTCCGATACGGAATTGCCGGAACATCGGCGTGGGTCATCCTCACCATACAGAGGCGCTGGCATAATGGAATCCTTATTTTTCTATATCAGAATGGGATGGAATCGTCGTATACAGGAGTGTTCTGCTGGTTACTACTTTGCTGCTGCGGGCCATTTCCTGAAGCTGTAAATCCAATCTTTGCATTCAGTAATTCAAGAGTAATTGATTGACCATTTTGCCCCTGATAAACATCAACCCTGATGTTTTCTCCGGTAATTTCCACAATGCCACCTTCAACAAGAACGCTACGGTAGTAATCCGCTTGCGCTCCTGGCTTGGCAAATACAACGGCGCTGTAGTTTGTCCATTCTTTCTTTTTTGTCTGGCGATCGTAATACTGAACGCCAGCACGGATGTTGAATCCGATATTTTCCCCGGCCTGAAACTCTCTTGCGGGTTTGTTTAGTCTTACAGTAATCGAGTGTGCCATTAAGCAGCCGCTCCTTCTAATTCGTCTCGTCTTATGTTGTAAACGTCCTGCGCTTTGTGCTGCTCCGGTGTGCCTTCGAGCATCTTCCACGCTTTGGCGAACGCCTGTTTAAGCTCTTCCACGGTGTTTTTCTGCATTGCTGCGTCAGTGAATGCTTTTAGAACCTGTTCAGGTGTAAGTGATGGTTTTGATTGCTTTGCTGCTGCGTTCTGCTGATGTTTATGCTCGTCTGTATCTGCATCTTTCGCATCATCAATGCCGAACAAACCATTGAGGCAATACTTGCGTGCATAAGAGCTTGTAGCTCCAGTAACTTGTGCAGAATCCATTCCTTTCTTGCTTTCTTCCTCTCGTGCAAGAGCGGTTGCCGTATGACTGTTTTCGCCATCGGTAATAGTTGCCGTGGCTTTCACATAATACCGATCACCAATCAACACAACTTCATCGCTGATTGATAAAAACAGGCCATTCAGTAGCGGCTTAACGCCTTCAAGAATATCTTCGCAGCTTCTGTATTTATATTTACCGAATGAGTTGTATTGATTCTTTGGCGCGTTCAGATTCTCCTGAATAGCTGCCAGCCTTGCGTAAAATTCTTTGCTCATATGATTGTTCTCAGAATGGACATGGCCCAAGGAAATAACGCTGATTTAATACTTCTACTCGTGACAAGTTAAGGCATACCCGCATTCCTTCGCGGTCGCCATTATGGCGATACCAGAGAGCTTTCTGCGTGTACATGCGTCTCTGTAACTTGCTCTCCTTCACTGTGGTTGCAAGTGACATGAATATCTCCTTCGTTACCGATTAATTCTTTCATCTGACGAATGAATTCTTCGTCTGACCAGTTATCTGTAAAACTCATTTCCTGCGATACCACGGAATGTTGATCGCTGATTTCATCGCTTTATTTGCTTCAAGCCACATTTTGGAATCACCAATAAATCTGGCTATTACTGCTTTGTTTTGTGCTGCACGAAGCATCTGGTGATTGATGGCTATTTCATTGCGCATAACGCCTCCAGTTGTTTCTTTGCTGCTCTGATTAATTGTTTAACTCGGCGTGATAATTCAGATTCGTGCGGGTAGAAAGCGGACATGACGCCGCTACCCGCGAGCTGAAAGTGCATCATGGGTAACTCCTTATATTTGATTGCATAACGAAAACGCCTCGAGTGAAGCGTTATTGGTATGCATATAAAAAGGCCCTCACACTGGAGGGCAAAGAAGATTTCCAATAATCAGAACAAGTCGGCTCCTGTTTAGTTACGAGCGATATTGCTCCGTGTATTCACTCGTTGGAATGAATACACAGTGCAGTGTTTATTCTGTTGTTTGTGCCAAAAATAAAGGCCACCATCAGGCAGCCTTGTTGTAAATGTTGCAGGTATCAAGTAAGTAATTAGATGGAGCGCCATAAATTATGAATTCATCGTTTGTCGGGTCCATCTCCATCTCTTGGCCTATTGCCATTCTTGCGTCAGTGTCATCAGCGGCGAAGCATAAAACAGCCCACGCACCCATTGTTTTAAAAAGAACTGCAATTGGCTGTGGTTTTACTGAATTTGCGTTAGCGCGAAAATCACAAATCGCACTTTCATGAAATTCCATATATCACCTAAAATAAGTGGTTTGCTGCCAAAACAATGAACCATCCGGAAATTCCAGATAGTTCATAATTCACTCTTCAATACTTCCAACTTACTAATCGCCGATAGATATCCGCGCTGATAGGGCATCATCATTCCTTCGAGCTTGCCACTTCTTAACTCCTCCCTGAGCAATTGTATTGCTTGATCAATAACCTCTGCCTTAGCGTCCTTTATGGCTTGCTTGCGGGGCTTTGCTTTCTGCTTTGGCAGATTTCTCAAGCATGATGGAATGTATGTCTGATTCATCACTTACCTCGCCGTCAGTTGTTTTGATTTCCGGTAGCCTGCCGCGTAAATGGCTACGTTTGGAAGACATACACCAGTTTCTGGTTGCTTATGTCCAAACTCATTCGCGTACACAATGGCCGCTCGCTCCAGATTGCGTCTGTATTCTTTCTGTTGCCAGATCACGTCCTGTGCCATGAACTTAATTGGCTTAGCGTCTTCTATGCGCTCAGGCGTTTCGTGAGTACCTTTAGCCTGAATCTGCGCTCTGCTTAGAGTAGGGCGGTGTAATACTTCTGAACTTATTGCTTCTTCGCGGGCCAGTACGCCGTTAGCTAATGCCTTTGCCTTTAAACGCTCACGACGACGAGAACGTGAATTGCCTTTGAACTGAGTTCTGCGTGTCATATAGACCTCCTGATGAACTTTGGTGGTGTGGTAGGTGGGAGACCCATTTCGACCTGTTTCGGCCTACTTCAATTCGGCAATAGTCCCGCAGGCCTCGCCGCTTTACGTGCGACATATTCCCGTCCATGAACCCTTCACCACACCCCAAAGTTCACTTTGGTTATTGCGCTTTGTCAGCGCCGTAGATTCATGTTTGAATCGTTGTATATTCACCGCCATGGTGAGTAATGCGTCCTGCTGATGACGATAATAATGAACCAATAGTTCGACATTATCAAGAACTATTGGTACGAATTTTGGTGATTTATTAACTCTACGAAGTATGATTCTGATATATAAGGAAATTTATTTTTGAAAATGTGGCTGATGAAGGTTATGCGGCAGGGATCAGAACTGCATGGTTTAGCGATTTACATCAATAAATACAATTGGTTATGTGTTTTTTTTGGGCGAGAGGCAAAGAAAACCCGGCGCTGAGGCCGGGTTATGTAGGCATTATGCGGCTTTTTTGGTGTGTGCTGACGAGCGAGCCAGAATCTCGTTAATGAGAGATCTCAGGGTCATTGCATCTTTGTGCAGAGTGGACATGGTTTTCATTGCGTTTCCTCGGTTTATTTTATGGTACTAGCCTAGTTCAAATAGACTATATGAAATCTTGATTTACTATTAAGGCCATTGGGTTGGTGGAAGATCGTGGGTTTTTATCTGCGTATTTGCTTCCACACATTTATCATAGTCTAATTTCTCTACAGCAAGCAATAGTGATTCAGCATACATCAATCCTTGTTTGATGTTCATAACATTTATGCTTGCACTTGCGGCATCCATATCCTTTGCTGTCTCTACCATGTGCTCAAAGCTTTGAGCAATAGAGTCAACACCGTTTTTCATCCTTGTAAACACTAATTTTAGCTCATCAAGGCTTGGATTCGTTAGATCATACATCCCATGCATTCCATGGGCTTCGAATAACTCTGACAACGATCTAAGGGCGAAGTTCACAGAATCAATAACTTGGTCGTACTTTTTCTTATCAAGATCATTCATTAAAAATATAACCTTTTAACTATTTGATATTGCTGCATTTATATCAATATATGTATTTCACATATATCACCCAAACGTCTCTTCAGGTCACTGGCTATCAGCTATGTGACGATAAAGTCACGAACTTTTCAGCCACTCCCTTGCCTCGATGTCATCCAGATGGCGTGACTGCTTCAGAATACCAGCCACATACTCCACCTTTGCTACTTGATGATAAGGCAACGTTATTGGTCTGTGGTCCTGGTTGATGCTTGTAAACTGGTATTCTCCATCTCTGTCATAGCCAAGAACTTTGATCATGTTGTGTCCTTCAACGGTTCTGACAAACACCTCATCACCCGGGAATACTTTGGTGTTAGGCTCAATGAGTACATATTCTCCTGATTTTATTCTAGGCCACATGCTGTCTCCTTTCACACGAAGACCAAAGGCATCTGGATCATCGCTATAAATCTTGAGCCACCCATCGCGCTCTTCGGTCATCTCGATGGCACCATCAACACCAAGAATTGCCTCACCAACCACGCGCACTAACCCTTTTTTTAATTTGCCAACAAATGAAAGAGTATCTTCATCATTCGCTCCATTTAACGAAGTGCCGTGCTGAAGCCAAACAACATCAACGTTTAGAAATTTCGCAAGCGCATTCATTTTTTCCTGACGCGGTAAAGACTCAGCATTAAACCATTTGCTAACGCCTTTGGACGAAAGAGAAAGGGCACGGGCTATAGCCATTCCCCTACCATGTTCATCAAGACCAGCTTCTTTACAGGCTTGCGCTAGCCGCTGGGCGAATTCTTTGCGCACTTTTTCATTCTGAACCATGAGTACGATACTAAAGCACTTGCAAAAACTTTCAGTTCAATCATAATGCGTACTGAAAGTACGAAAAAGGATATCCCTATGCAAAATCTTGATGAGCCGATTAAAGGTGTCGGCATCCCTGAAGTTGCGAAGGCTTGTGGAGTTAGCGAAAGGGCTGTCTATAAGTGGCTCAAAAACGGCTTCCTCCCTAAGACTGAGTTTTTTGGGAAAACGAAATACGCATCAAAAATCGAAGAGATTTCTGGTGGCAAATATCAAGCAAGCGAAATGCTTGAAATAAGCAAAAAGAACCTTCTGGCTGCATAAGTAACACCGCTATTTTCACAATGGACATTCGTCCTACGTCGCTGACAAAGCGAGTCCCAATATATCTGACCAACTAAGGCCATATGCGTTTCCACGCATACCTTTCAACTAACTATTCACTATTGGAAATCTTAAGAAATGGAAAGAACAAGTTACAGCAAACTATCACAGCGTGACGTTGATCGCGCAGAAACAGATTTACTCATCAACCTGTCAACGCTTACCCAGCGCGGTTTGGCAAAGATGATTGGCTGTCATGAATCGAAGATAAGCAGAACGGACTGGAGATTTATTGCTTCGGTCTTGTGTGCTTTCGGAATGGCATCAGACATCAGTCCGATTAGCAGGGCTTTTAAGTATGCGCTTGATGGACTCACCAATAAAAAACGCCCGGCGGCAACCGAGCGTTCTGATCAAATACAAATGGAATTTTAACAACATCCAACGAGGTAATTATATGCGAAACAAAGGCTTTAATCCACCTGATACACACAAAGAAGCTAAGCGTTTGCGCTTCCTTCGTTCCATTGATGAAAGAACTCAAATCTCTTTTGTGAAAGTTGCCAGAACTGAGCTTCTGAAGGCTGAGGCGAGGGCGTTGCTCCCGTCTCTACCAAAAGAGGAGGGATATACGTTCATTCCAAACGCATTTCTGGAAAAGCTGCTCAAAGAAGACATATCCGTAAGTCAGTTTAACGATGTTCTTAAGGTCTTTCGTCAAGGCAGGTAGTTATGAGCAATACAGCAAAAATCTACGATTTCAGCGCCGCACACGAGCGCAGGAGCAACAGGATGGAGAACCAGAAAACTGGTTACATTCCGTTGTACCGGAGCATTCTGAAACAGTCATGGGCGAAAGATGTTTATCTTCGCACCCTGTGGGAAAACCTTCTCCTGAATGCCGCCAGAAAGCCATACAAAGCGAATTTCAAAGGTCATGAATGGCATCTGCAACCCGGTCAACTGGTTGTGACAGCAGCTGATTTAGGTCTTCAGTTATGCGACAGGCATGGCAAGCCGGCAAGCCGTGATCAGGTTGAGCGGATGCTTCAGGTTTTTGTGAAAGAGGGGATGATCACTATTGATGGAGAGAAGCAAAAAGGTCGTGTGATCACCATCACAAATTACCATGAATATGCTCAAAAAATGGACAATTCACCCGCACATGAAGCCGCACAAACAACCGCACATGATGCCGCACATGATGAAGCCAGTAATGGCGCGGCTTTCAGCGTACATGCCGCACATGAAAGCGCACATGAGGCCGCACAAACAACCGCACATCATGAACAAGAAGGTATTAACAAGAATATAAATAATACCCCCCTACCCCCCAATGGGGGAGGCGATGGGCAGGTTAAACATGAACGTCGCAAGGCAGAACGAATCGACTACGAATCCTTCCTGAACGCCTACAACACCGAAGTCGGTGACAGACTGCCACACGCTGTTGCGGTCAACGAGAAACGCAAACGCCGCCTGAAGAAAATCATCCCGCAACTGAAAACGCCAAACGTGGACGGTTTCAGAGCGTATGTCAGGGCGTTTGTACATCAGGCCAAGCCGTTTTACTTCGGAGACAACGACACTGGCTGGACGGCAGATTTTGATTACCTGCTGAGGGAAGATTCGTTAACGGGAGTACGGGAAGGGAAGTTTGCAGACAGGGGGATTGCATGAAACAGGATATCGAAGCGAGCGTTATCGGTGGCCTGCTGATTGGTGGATTAACACCAACTGCCAGTGACGTTCTGGCAACGCTGGAGCCGGAAGCGTTTTCAATTCCGCTCTACCGGAAAGCCTTCGAGGTTATCCGCAAGCAGGCGAGAAACAGAAACCTAATCGACGCGCTGATGGTTGCCGAGGCGTGCGGAGAGGAGCATTTCACGTCAATCCTGATGACCAGCAAAAACTGCCCGAGCGCCGCAAACCTGAAGGGATATGCCGGAATGGTCGCGGATAACTATCACCGCCGTCTGGTGCTGGAAATCATGGACGAAATGCGTGAACCAATTCAGAGCGGAACCATCGACGCATCGAGTCAGGCGATGGACGAGCTGGTAAAGCGTCTTTCAGCCATCAGAAAGCCACGTGACGAGGTAAAACCTGTACGGTTAGGGGAAATCATCACCGACTACACTGACACGCTTGACAGGCGTCTGAGGAACGGAGAAGAGTCAGATACCCTGAAGACCGGAATCGAAGAACTTGATGCCATCACCGGAGGGATGAACGCGGAAGACCTGGTGATAATCGCTGCTCGTCCTGGTATGGGGAAAACCGAGCTGGCGCTGAAGATTGCCGAAGGCGTTGCAAGCCGCGTTATTCCTGGTTCTGACGTCCGGCGCGGGGTATTGATTTTCTCAATGGAAATGAGCGCATTGCAGATTGCAGAGCGAAGCATTGCCAACGCCGGGAGGATGTCGGTTAGCGTACTGCGAAATCCTGCATCGATGGATGACGAAGGCTGGGCGCGTGTTGCTAACGGCATGAGTCAGCTTGCAGATTTGGATGTATGGGTAGTCGATGCCTCGCGGTTATCGGTAGAAGAAATTCGCTCAATCGCAGAGCGGCACAAACAGGAAAATCCAAACCTGTCACTCATCATGGCGGATTATCTTGGCCTGATTGAGAAGCCGAAAGCAGACCGCAACGACCTCGCAATTGCTCACATCTCAGGAAGCCTGAAGGCGATGGCGAAAGACCTGAAAACGCCTGTTATCTCCCTAAGTCAGCTTTCGCGCGATGTTGAGAAGCGACCAAACAAACGCCCGACAAACGCAGATTTGCGTGATTCAGGAAGCATTGAGCAGGACGCAGACTCAATCATCATGCTCTATCGGGAAGCGGTATATGACGAGAACAGTAGCGCCGCGCCATTTGCTGAAATCATCGTGACGAAAAACCGTTTTGGCTCACTTGGTACGGTTTACCAGCGGTTCTGTAACGGACACTTTGTTGCATGTGACCAGGATGAAGCCAGACAGATTTGCACAGCATCAAATGCACCTGCTGCGCGTGGCAGACGATATGCACAAGGGGCTGACGTATGACCATCTACATCACTGAGCTAATAACAGGGGCTATTTACACAGTAGCCCTTTTTTATTGGATTAAGAACGAGGGGGATCCTGATGGACACCGTTAACGGAATGTGTTCAGACGCACCGCGTGCCAAAAAATGTAAATGCGGAAAATCACCGACAATATTCGACATGGAGAACGTGTGCCAAATCTACTGCGCTAACCACGCCGCTGTGGCGGCCGCGAATTATCGCAGTGCGGTAACGGAGTGGAATAACCTGAAATCTGTTAGAGAGGGAAGTCATGAATCTTGACGAGCAAGATGCACAAACTATTAGCTCATACATAAGGGCATCAAGACCAGATTACAAAGGTCCGGTATTCGTAGATTTATCTCGCCTTGAGGAGATTTACATGTGGGAAGCAAAGCTACGTACGCATTTTTTTATTCGTAAGATGACTAGCAACATTACAAAACCAATGTAACTGGAGAGGTGAATATGAGCACACTCGCAGACCTTATTCATGCCGATATGGCGGAAGATGGAGCAAGGCGTAATAGGTACTGGAAATCATCAAGCCTTCCAGTTTGTGAAAGATTCAACCACAGGCCAAAACCAAAACGTAGCCGGCGAGACAAAGTGTTGAAAAAACTCATGCAAATTAACATGGCTGGTTTTGTCAGATTCGTGAGTGAAACGACTAACGGGGATTGATATGGGCGAATCAAGAAAGCAGTTTGAGGAATACGTTGCCAAAAAATTGAGATTACCATTCGAGATGATAACCGAGGCAAGAAATGGTGATAGGTACTTCGCATTTTCAAGCATGGATATTCGTCACTCCTTAAATGAGTGGTGGACTTTATGGCAGGCATCGCGAGCAGCTATCGAGATTGAGCTTCCTGAAAGCTTTACCATGCATAGTGGGCGAACCCCATATCTGTATGTAAGCGAGGTGCAGAGCGCCATCCGCGCTGCTGGAGTCAAAGTGAAGGAGTGAGTATGAGCGCATACGAAGAAATCATGTTAGCCCTGCGATTCTTTTTCGGTGTGGAAGAAGATGAAAACGTAAATGAGATTATCGGGCAAGACCATGACCCGATAGGGACTATTGCAGCTGCACTTGACGATTACAGGAGCGTAAATGGTGAGGAAACTAACGTTTGAACTAAGAAGCACCATCCATCAGCAGAACGCCATTCAAGCTATCCAGCAAATCCTTCCAGACCCAACCAAACCAATCGTAGTAACCATTCAGGAACGCAACCGCAGCTTAGACCAGAATCGAAAGCTTTGGGCTTGCCTTGGTGACGTCTCTCGTCAGGTTGAATGGCATGGTCGCTGGCTGGATGCAGAAAGCTGGAAGTGTGTGTTTACCGCAGCATTAAAGCAGCAGGACGTTGTTCCTAACCTTGCCGGGAATGGCTTTGTGGTAATAGGCCAGTCAACCAGCAGGATGCGTGTAAGCGAATTTGCGGAGCTATTAGAGCTTATACAGGCATTCGGTACAGAGCGTGGCGTTAAGTGGTCAGACGAAGCGCGACTGGCTCTGGAGTGGAAAGCGAGATGGGGAGATCGGGCAGCATGATGCGATGTTATCGGTGCGGTGAATGCAAAGAAGATAACCGCTTCCGACCAAATCAACCTTACTGGAATCGATGGTGTCTCCGATGTGAAAGAACACCAACAGGGGTGTTACCACTACCGCAGGAAAAGGAGGACGTGTGGCGAGACAGCGACGAAGTATCACCGACATAATCTGCGAAAACTGCAAATACCTTCCAACGAAGCGCTCCAGAAATAAACGCAAGCCAATCCCAAAAGAATCTGACGTAAAAACATTCAATTACACAGCTCACCTGTGGGATATCCGGTGGCTAAGAGAACGTGCGAGGAAATGACCATGGATTATTCACAGTTAAGTGATTTTGAAATTAACAAGCGAGTGGCAATTTGCTGTGGATTTGCTCCCGAAGATTGCGAAATCGCAAAGTTGGGAACATCAATCGTTGGTGTTGAGTGGGATGACGAAACTGGTTATGCAATAAAAACGGTTGATTACTGTAAAAGCCCATCAGACGCAGAGCCGATTATCGTAGAGAACAGAATTGGCATTATTCCAGCGCCAGAAAATGGATTATGGAAGGCAGCGCATAGAAAAGTTGGCAGTGATAGTACCCCATATCATATGACTCAAGATGAAAACCCACTCCGCGCTGCCATGATTGTCTTTCTCATGATGCAGGACGCCAATAATGCTTAGCCCATCCCAATCCATCCAATACCAGAAAGAAAGCGTCGAGCGGGCTTTAACGTGCGCTAACTGCGGTCAGAAGCTACATGTGCTGGAAGTTCACGTGTGCTCCGATTGCTGCGCAGAACTGATGAGCGATCCGAATAGCTCAATGTACGAGGAAGAAGACGATGAGTGATGTTAAAGAAAAAGATATCCCCGGCTTTGAGGGTATATATAAAGTAACTGAAAATGGAGACATCATTTCATGCCGTAAATCAAAAAAATTATCTCATGGCATTAAACCAGGAGGATATGCATTTGTCGGTCTGTATCCAGGTGGCGGGAAAAGACCATCATATAAAATGGTTCACAGAATTGTTGCAGAAGTATTTATTGATAACCCAGATGGCAAACCGGAAGTTAATCACAAGGATGGAAATAAACTTAATAATAAAGTTGAAAATCTTGAGTGGGTAACGCGAACAGAAAATGCGAAACATGGATTTGATTCCGGATTGCTTGTTCATGGGTTTAATCATCACTTCTGCAAACTAACGCCAGAACAAGTGAAATCAATATATAAATCAAAAGGCAAATACAGAGATATAGCCAAAGAATTTGGTGTTTGTGCGCAGACAGTGTGCAACATAAAAAACAAATCAGCGTACCGACGTTTTTTGGAGGGTATTGATGTTTAGAAGCAAAAAATGGCTTCAGGCAGTCAGGGATATTGAATTTTGCGTTCTTTGCGGAAGATACGGAGTTCAGGCCGCTCACAGAAATGAAGGGAAGGGGGTTGGGATTAAAGTAGATGATTGCCTTACTGCTGCGCTATGTGTTGATTGTCATTCAAGAATTGATAATGGGAGAGATATGAGCAGGGAAGAGCGAAGGGCTGAAATGGATCGGGCCATTGTGCTTACCCTTAAAAAATTGGTTAACAATGGGAGGGTGTTTGTCCAATGAACGAATATCAGTTTGTGCTTCCATACCCGCCGTCGGTGAACACCTACTGGCGAAGACGGGGAAGCCAATATTACATAAGCGATAAAGGCCAGAAATACCGAAAAGATGTACAGCAAATAATCCGCCAACTCAAGTTAGACATTTTCACCAAATCACGACTCCGCATCAAAGTCATCGCAGACGTTCCAGACTCCCGCCGCCGCGACCTCGATAACATCCTGAAAGGTTTACTCGATTCCCTTATCCACGCCGGATTTGCGGAAGACGACGAGCAATTCGATGACATTCGCGTAATTCGTGGTGTGAAAGTACCAGGCGGACGGCTTGGAATAAAAATCACCGAACTGGAGAACGTATGAACGCCACAATTCAAACGATACCAGAGCTTCTTATCCAGACACGAGGCAATCAGACCGAAGTGGCGAGGATGCTTTCCTGCGCAAGAGGAACAGTGCTCAAGTACAACCGAGACAGAAAAGGCGAGCGTCACGTAATAGTTAACGGCGTCCTGATGGTCAAACAGGGCAAGAGGGGAAGACGATGAGCATAAGAGAACTAAACCTCACCAAAGAGCAGCACGATTGGCTGAATGGATGGCTTGAACTGTGGGGCGCATGGGTTTATTCAGGTCGTCTGGAAAAGCGCATGAGCAGCGTAATAGCGAAGTTCATGGAGAGCGTAGAGCCGGGAAGAGTTATGACAAGGCCAATGTGCAATGATGATGATGGAATGTTGATTTCTCAGGTCGTCGATTCCGTCATGTACATTGACAAGAAAGCCTTTGGCATCCTCCTCAGCTACTACGCTCATGGTTCATCTAAGCGAGCAATTGCATCCTACTATCACGCGACTGCAAAGCCACGCAAGATGTGTGGACGTGGTGGCGATGGATGGAGAAAACCTTCACTGGCAACCTGTAGAAACGAAATTGACGACATCCTGAAAGCGTCGTTATTTGTTTTGTACCAACCAATGCAAAATGCTTTCAAAATGCGTAAACGTGTTGAGAAAGTTAAGCATGTTGCTGTTAAAAGCCTTGACATGCAATTATCCATTTAGCCATAATTAGAAGGTAAGCTGCCGTTAGTGACTCTTAAGTTGCAACGGTGGCTTTTTTTTGTTTGGGTCAGTCGTATAAAGGTCATTACGGAAGGCTGTTAACCTTCTTATCGTGGTTCGAGTCCACGCTGTCCCGCCAAATATGCTGGTTTAGCTCCAATGGTAGAGCAGTCGCCTTGTAAGCGAATGGGTAGCGGTTCAAGTCCGTTAACCAGCACCATAACTGAGCCGTAGCCACTGACTATCCTGGATTCATCAGTGATAGTTACGCTGCGGCATTCTACGCATGACCTTCGTGAAAGCGGGTGGCAAGAGGTTGCGCTAACAACCTCATGCCGTTTTGCCCGTGCATATCGGTCACGAACAAATCTGATTACTAAACACAGTAGCCTGGATTTGTTCTATCAGTAATCGACCTTATTCCTAATTAAATAGAGCAAATCCCCTTATTGGGGGTAAGACATGAAGATGCCAGAAAAACATGACCTGTTAGCCGCCATTCTCGCGGCAAAGGAACAAGGCATCGGGGCAATCCTTGCGTTTGCAATGGCGTACCTTCGCGGCAGATATAATGGCTGTGCGTTTACAAAAACAGTAATCGACGCAACGATGTGCGCCATTATCGCCTGGTTCATTCGTGACCTTCTCGACTTCGCCGGACTAAGTAGCAACCTCGCTTATATAACGAGCGTGTTCATCGGCTACATCGGTACTGACTCGATTGGTTCGCTTATCAAACGCTTCGCTGCTAAAAAAGCCGGAGTAGAAGATGGTGGAAATCAATAATCAACGTAAGGCGTTCCTCGATATGCTGGCGTGGTCAGAGGGAACTGATAACGGACGACAGAAAACCAGAAATCATGGTTATGACGTCATTGTTGGCGGAGAGCTATTCACTGATTACTCCGATCACCCTCGCAAACTTGTCACGCTAAACCCAAAACTCAAATCAACAGCAGCCGGGCGCTATCAGCTTCTTTCCCGTTGGTGGGATGCCTACCGTAAGCAGCTTGGCCTGAAAGATTTCTCTCCGAAAAGCCAGGACGCTGTGGCATTGCAGCAGATTAAGGAACGTGGCGCTTTACCGATGATTGATCGCGGTGATATTCGTCAGGCTATCGACCGTTGCAGCAATATCTGGGCTTCACTTCCGGGGGCTGGTTATGGCCAGTTCGAGCATAAGGCTGACAGCCTGATTGCAAAATTCAAAGAAGCTGGCGGAACAGTCAGAGAGATTGAGGTATGAGCAGAGTAACCGCGATTATCTCCGCTCTGGTTATCTGCATCATCGTCTGTCTGTCATGGGCTGTTAATCATTACCGTGATAACGCCATGACCTACAAAGAGCAGCGCGATAAGGCCGCATCCATCATCGCTGATATGCAGAAGCGTCAACGTGATGTAGCAGAACTCGACGCCAGATACACAAAGGAGCTTGCTGATGCTAACGCGACTATCGAAAGTCTCCGTACTGATGTCTCTGCTGGTCGTAAGCGCCTGCAAGTCGCCGCCACCTGTGCAAAGTCAACGACCGGAGCCAGCAGCATGGGCGATGGAGAAAGCCCAAGACTTACAGCAGATGCTGAACTCAATTATTACCGTCTCCGAAGTGGAATCGACAGGATAACCGCACAGGTTAACTACTTGCAGGAGTACATCAGGACGCAGTGCCTTCGATGATAGCGATAATTTTACTCATCATCCTTCACATCTGGCTCTGTAGACAGGATGGTGATCACTTCTGGAGTGAATCCAGATTAAACATCTCATTGCTGATGCTTGAAGTTGAGCATCTGGCGCGCGGTAAGGGGCTGCGTTGAGATAAGAGCCAGTCATTACAAATACCAGGATTTAGCCTCGCATTCGCGGGGCTTTTTATTCCCAACTCTATAGGTAATTTTATGACCCAGCATATTGGCGTAAAACTGATTAACGCCTTTCCGATGACGAGACAGGCATATAACGATTTTCGTGGCTGGCAGCTTCCTGCCGGAGAAAACGGCGAGGATGAAGGCTATCTGGTTGAATATCTTGATGGCGGAAAACCTAACACCGATCGCTTTGATGGCTACGTTAGCTGGAGTCCAAAAGAAGTATTCGAAAAGGCTTATCGTCCGGTATCAGGGCTAAGTTTCGGCCTTGCCATTGAAGCGCTCAAGTTGGGGAATAAAGTTTCCCGTGCTGGCTGGAATGGTAAGGGTATGTGGCTGGCATACGTTAAACCGTACACTGAGGCTGTTCATACTGGCAGTACGCCTTGCTTTTGCAGTCGCGTCTTTGAGTTGCCTGAAGGTACGCATGGAGAATCGAAACGATCTCCGAAACAACTTCCGTATATCGCCATGAAAACAGCGGACGATAAATTAGTGCCGTGGCTGGCTAGTCAGACTGATGTTCTAGCAGAAGACTGGCAAATCATTTAACCATGTAGCCATTACAAAGCCCATCTACTGGTGGGCTTGATAATGAAACCGGAATTTATTCTGGGCAACCAGTTACGGCAGTACAGCGAAACAACCCAAGCCAGAAAGTGGGGAAATAACACTGGCAGCCACTGAAAGATGAACCTCCAGCCTTATGGCAAAAAAGATTCTTTGTGGTGGCGGACTGATGGAAAGACATCCTAATCAAGCAACCACTCTACAGGGTCATAATTATGAACGACAAGCAAATTGAAAAAGAAATCGCAGCCAATGGTAAGGCGGCTCGCGTTACTCCTGAACACATTGCCAGCATAATCGCCAGCGAACATTACTTTACGGCCGCTGATGGTGCTCGCTTTGCTCATGTGCGGAGAAGCGAAACATACAGCGTAAAAATCCCAGACCAGCCTGACGAGCTGGAGCTGCTGACATTCTGCGTTCTGGTGCTGAAGAATGGCTTTACGGTCACCGGGGAAAGCGCCTGCGCCAGCCCAGAGAACTTCGATGAAGAAATCGGGCGCAAGATTGCTCGCCAGAATGCTGTAAACAAAATCTGGATGCTCGAAGGTTACTTGCTGAAGCAGAAGCTAAGCGAACAGTAGTTATTACAAAAGCCATTCCATACAGAGTGGCTTTGATAATGGCTTATACCCTACACGGGATAACTTAACTGATATCCCTTTTAACGGATAAACGGAGCCAATAATGGCAGAGAATGTCGGCATTATGGCAGTGAAATTTGGATAAATCGGAGATTAGTACATATGCCGCCACGAATCCCAAAAGCCTGCCGTGTTCGCGGTTGCCGCCATACCACCACAGATCCGTCAGGCTATTGTGAAAGCCACAAAAGCGAAGGCTGGAAGCAATACAAGCCAGGCCAGTCCCGGCACCAGCGCGGTTATGGTTCGAAATGGGATGTTATCCGTGAACGTGTGCTCAAGCGTGACAAAGGCCTGTGTCAGTTATGTCTGCGTGCCGGTGTGGTGCGTGAGGCGAAAACCGTTGACCACATCATTCCTAAAGCGCATGGCGGCACAGATGCCGACAGCAATCTGCAGAGCCTGTGCTGGCCGTGCCATAAGGCGAAGACGGCCCGTGAACGGCTAAAGTGATAATAATTCTCAACTGTCTGAGGGGAGGGGCGGGTCAAATCCCTGTGACCTGACGTCTTCCGGACTGCCCGCCCCATCGTTTTTTTATACCCGCGAAAAATGAAATTTAACCAGGAGTGCCGCATATGGCTGGAACGGCGGGGCGTTCCGGGCGTCGCCCCAAGCCAACGGCGCGCAAGGCGCTGGCCGGAAACCCCGGCAAGCGAGCCCTGAACAAAGATGAACCTGTTTTTACGCCCATCAAAGGTGTTGAGCCACCGGAGTGGTTCGCTGAAGAAGATCTACCTCTCGCCACGATCATGTGGCAACTGACAACCAAAGAACTCTGCGGTCAGGGCCTGCTGTGCGTGACTGACCTCGCGGTGCTTGAGCGGTGGTGCGTGGCCTATGAGTTCTGGCGACGTGCCGTGAAAAATATTGCCATACAGGGCAACACCATCACCGGTGCAATGGGCGGCAGGGTTAAAAATCCGGAGCTGACCGCCAAAAAAGAACAGGAGTCCGAGATGAGCAGCACGGGGGCAATGCTCGGACTCGACCCCAGCAGCCGCCAGCGTCTGATTGGCCTGGCGGGGCAGAAGAAAGCCACTAACCCGTTTCTGAAAATCATCGAGTCATGAGCCGGAAATCTTACCCCAACGTAAATGCTGCCAATCAGTATGCCCGTGATGTCGTGCGCGGAAAGATTGTGGCCTGCCAGTTTGTGATTCAGGCCTGCCAGCGCCATCTTGATGACCTGATGGCGGAAAAAAGTAAGTCGTTTCGTTACCGCTTCGACAAGGACCTGGCTGAACGGGCCGCCAAATTTATTCAGCTGTTGCCGCACACCAAGGGTGAGTGGGCATTCAAGAGGATGCCTATCACGCTGGAGCCGTGGCAGCTCTTTGTGATCTGCTGCGCGTTTGGCTGGGTCAATAAAGGCTCCCGGCTGCGCCGCTTCCGTGAGGTGTATACCGAAATCCCCCGTAAGAACGGCAAATCGGCAATCTCTGCCGGTGTCGCCCTGTATTGTTTTGCCTGTGATAACGAGTTCGGCGCGGAAGTGTATTCCGGTGCCACGACGGAGAAACAGGCATGGGAAGTCTTTCGTCCGGCAAGACTGATGTGTAAACGCACACCCATGCTGACGGAAGCGTTCGGGATTGAGGTTAACGCTTCAAACATGAACCGTCCGGAGGATGGCGCGCGGTTTGAACCGCTGATCGGTAACCCCGGTGATGGTTCATCACCCCACTGTGCGGTGGTGGATGAATATCACGAGCACGCCACCGATGCGCTTTACACCACGATGCTTACCGGGATGGGGGCGCGACGTCAGCCACTGATGTGGGCCATCACCACCGCCGGGTACAACATTGAGGGGCCGTGCTACGACAAGCGGCGGGAAGTCATCGAGATGCTCAACGGCTCGGTGCCTAACGATGAACTGTTCGGGATCATCTATACCGTTGACGAAGGTGACGACTGGACCGACCCGCAGGTGCTGGAAAAAGCCAATCCAAATATTGGCGTGTCGGTTTATCGCGAATTTTTGTTAAGTCAGCAGCAGCGTGCGAAAAATAACGCCCGTCTGGCAAACGTCTTTAAAACAAAACACCTCAATATCTGGGTGTCGGCGCGTTCGGCTTATTTCAATCTGGTGAGCTGGCAGAGCTGCGAGGATAAATCACTGACCCTTGAGCAGTTCGAGGGGCAACCGTGCATTCTGGCCTTTGACCTGGCGCGTAAGCTGGATATGAACAGCATGGCGCGACTTTATACCCGCGAGATTGACGGTAAAACGCATTACTACAGTGTGGCCCCGCGCTTCTGGGTACCGTATGACACGGTGTACAGCGTCGAGAAAAATGAAGATCGCCGGACAGCCGAACGCTTTCAGAAATGGGTGGAAATGGGCGTCCTGACCGTTACCGATGGTGCAGAGGTGGATTATCGCTACATCCTCGAAGAGGCCAAAGCGGCGAACAAAATCAGCCCGGTCAGTGAGTCACCCATCGACCCTTTCGGGGCGACCGGGCTGTCACATGACCTTGCTGATGAAGACCTGAATCCCGTTACTATCGTCCAGAACTTCGCCAATATGTCCGACCCGATGAAAGAGCTGGAAGCAGCGATTGAATCGGGGCGCTTTCATCATGACGGCAATCCCATCATGACCTGGTGTATCGGCAATGTGGTCGGCAAAAACATGCCTGGTAACGATGATTTAGTGAAGCCCGTCAAGGAGCAGGCGGAAAACAAAATCGATGGTGCGGTTGCACTGATTATGACGATCGGTCGGGCAATGCTCAAAGAACCTGACGATTTCCTCTCATCTCTTGATCCGGACGATGATCTCTTAATTCTATGAAATCACTAATTGCTGATGTTATCGGGCTGGCTGGTTTTGGCCTGCTTACGTGCGGGGTTTACCTGCAGTTTGGTATGGCTCCGGCTCTGATTTTGTCCGGTGCTTTACTGCTGGTGGGCGCACTGGCTATGGCCAGAAGGGGGACGCGTGCTGCTTGATGCTCTGTTCAGAAGTAAATCACTGGAGAATCCTTCCACCCCGATAACCGGGGATGCCGTTGATACTGATGGGCTGTTCCGGGCAGACGTTTATGTCAGTCCTGAGACTGCGATGAAACTGGCTGCGGTGTATTCCTGTATCTATGTCCTGTCTTCCAGCCTTGCCCAGATGCCGTTGCATGTTATGCGCAGGCACAAGGGGAAGGTTGAACCCGCACGCGATCATCCGGCGTTTTATCTGGTTCATGATGAGCCCAATACCTGGCAAACCAGCTACAAATGGCGCGAACTGAAGCAACGTCACATCCTTGGCTGGGGGAATGGGTATACCTGGGTGAAACGTAATCGTCGCGGTGAAGTCATATCCCTGGATTGCTGTATGCCGTGGGAAACGACGCTGATGAATACTGGTGGCCGATATACCTACGGTTTGTACAACGAATATGGGGCGTTTGCGATCAGTCCGGACGATATGATCCACATCCGTGCGCTGGGTAATAATCAGAAGATGGGGCTGAGTCCGATTATGCAACATGCCGAAACAATAGGCATGGGGATGAGCGGTCAGAAGTACACAGAAAGCTTCTTCAGCGGTAATGCCCGTCCGGCGGGGATAGTATCCGTTAAAAGCGGACTCAATAAGGAAAGCTGGGGCTGGCTTAAAGATCAGTGGCAGAAGGCATCGCAGGCGTTACGCCGCCAGGAAAACAAAACCATGCTGCTGCCAGCCGATCTGGATTACAAGGCACTGACTGTGTCGCCAGTTGACGCTCAGATCATTGACATGATGAAACTGAACCGTTCAATGATTGCCGGTATTTTCAATATTCCTGCGCACATGATTAATGACCTCGAAAAAGCCACCTTCTCCAATATTTCTGCGCAGGCGATTCAGTTTGTCCGCTACACGATGATGCCGTGGGTGACGAACTGGGAGCAGGAGCTTAACCGTCGCTTGTTTACCCGCGCTGAGTTAGCCGCCGGGTATTACGTCAGGTTCAATCTGACGGGGCTTTTACGCGGAACTCCGCAGGAGCGCGCGCAATTCTATCACTTCGCTATTACCGATGGATGGATGAGCCGTAATGAGGCCCGCGCATTCGAGGATATGAATCCGGTTGAAGGGCTGGACGAGATGCTGGTAAGCGTGAATGCTGCTAACCCGGCAGGAGATTTTAAGCCCCCAAAAAACGATGAGGGAAAAACCAATGAATGACCGTGAAATCCGTTGTTACAGCGGTGAGGTGCGTGCTGAGAGGCATGACGATAACCCGGCGCACATTATCGGTTATGGATCGGTGTTTGACTGTCGTTCTGAGCTGATATTCGGTTCATTCCGCGAAATCATCCGGCCCGGCGCTTTTGACGATGTGCTTGGTGATGATGTACGCGCACTGTTTAACCACGATCCTAATTTTATTCTTGGGCGTAGTGCAGCAGGCACGCTGAATCTTTCAGTTGATGAGCGCGGATTGCGCTATGACATCCAGGCTCCGGAGACACAGACCATTCGTGATCTGGTGCTGGCCCCGATGCAACGTGGAGATATTAACCAGTCATCTTTTGCTTTCCGTGTCGCCCGTGACGGCGAGGAGTGGTATCAGGATGAGGACGGGGTTGTTATTCGCGAGATAACCCGCTTTTCCCGTCTGCTGGATGTCAGTCCTGTGACATATCCTGCCTATCAGGAGGCTGACTCGGCTGTTCGCTCCATGAAAGCATGGCAGGAGGCGCGCAACAGCGGCGCGCTACAGAAAGCCATTAATCAACGTATGGCGCGTGAACGCGTCCTGACCCTTCTTAACGCGTAAAGGAAACATCATGAAACTGCATGAACTGAAACAGAAACGTAATACTATCGCAACTGACATGCGCGCCCTGAATGAAAAAATTGGTGATAACGCATGGACGGAAGAGCAGCGCACTGAGTGGAACAAAGCAAAATCCGAACTGGAAGCGCTTGATGAACGAATTGCTCGCGAAGAAGAACTACGTCGTCAGGATCAGGCGTACATTGAAAGCAATGAGGAAGAGCAGCGTCAGAATCTTGATCCGGAAAACAATCCACAACAGGATGAGAAACGAGCTCAGGTTTTTGATAAGTGGATGCGTCACGGTGCCAGTGAGCTGACATCAGAAGAACGAAAGGCGTTGCGTGAACTTCGTGCCCAGGGCGTAGCTCAGGATGAAAAGGGTGGATATACCGTACCAGAAACATTCCTGGCGAAAGTTGTTGAGAAGATGAAATCCTACGGTGGCATCGCCAGTGTGGCGCAGATTCTTACCACTTCTGACGGTCGCACTATGGAGTGGGCAACAGCTGATGGTACTTCCGAAGTTGGTGTTCTGCTGGGCGAAAATGAAGAAGCCGGTGAAGAAGACACCGATTTCGGTATGGGAAGCCTTGGGGCGCTCAAAATGACATCGAAAATAATTCGTGTGTCTAATGAGTTGCTGCAGGACAGCGCGATCGATATGGAAGCTTATCTTGCCCGTCGCATTGCTGAACGTATTGGTCGTGGTGAAGCCCGTTATCTGATTCAGGGGACGGGTGCTGGTACGCCTAAACAACCCAAAGGGCTGGCAGCATCAGTGACCGGCACAACACAGACTGCCGCGGCAAATGCTGTGAAGTGGCAGGAAATTCTGGCTCTGAAACACAGCATTGATCCTGCATATCGTCGCGGACCGAAATTCCGCCTGGCGTTTAACGATAATACGCTGAAACTGATCAGTGAGATGGAAGACGGTCAGGGACGCCCTTTATGGTTGCCGGATATTGTTGGTGTGGCCCCTGCTTCAGTGTTGAATGTACCGTATGTCATTGATCAGGAAATTGATGATATCGGGGCGGGTAAAAAATTCATGTTCTGTGGTGACTTTGATCGCTTCATTATCCGTCGTGTGCGATACATGATTCTTAAACGTCTGGTTGAGCGTTACGCGGAATATGATCAGACCGGTTTTCTGGCCTTCCATCGTTTTGACTGTATCCTGGAAGACACCTCTGCCATTAAAGCGCTGGTGGGGAAAGGTAGCGTTGGTGGTTGATTAGTCTTTTTACGTAATACAGCACGCCGCGTAATGCGGTTTTTTTGTGCCCGCGTTCTGGCGGGCACAGGAGGTTTTATGCTGTTAAAAATGGAAGAGATTAAGCTTCAGCTTCGTCTGGATGATGATTTCTCTGATGAAGATGAGTTGCTTGAACTACTTGGGAAGGCCGCTCAGAGTCGGACGGAAAACTTCCTTAACCGTACGTTGTATGCAACCGCAGATGACAGGCCTGCGGATGATCCTGATGGGCTTGTGATATCTGATGATGTGAAGCTGGCGCTCCTGCTACTTGTCAGCCATTTCTACGAAAACCGCTCAACGGTTACAGACGTTGAGAAAATGGAGTTGCCAATGAGCTTTAACTGGTTGGTTGCTCCTTATCGCCTTATACCACTATGAAAATTCGTCAGGCGCAGACCAGCGCAACCTACATTCTGCCTGACCCAGGCGAGCTGAATAAACGCGTCCTGATCCGCCAGCGGGTGGATATGCCCGCGGATAACTTTGGCGTGGAGCCTCAATACCCGGTTGCGTTCCGGGCATGGGCGAAGGTTATCCAGACCAGTGCCACCACCTGGCAGGAAACCGCGCAGATCGGAGACGCCATCACCCATTACATCACCATTCGCTACCGCCGGGGGATCACTGCTGATTATGAGGTGGTCTGTGATGACAGTGTGTACCGGGTGAAACGTCAGCGTGATCTGAACGGGGCGCGGCGCTTTCTGCTGCTGGAGTGTACGGAACTTGGTGCCGAAGAACAAATGGGAGGACGCAGTGGAGCAGACAGCATTTTTACACGTTGATTTCAAACAACCGGAGGAGATGGAGTTTAATCGTGCCAGGCTCCGAAGGGCATTTGTTCAAATCGGGCGTGTCTATATGCGTGATGCCCGGCGGCTGGTGATGCGACGTGGTCGGTCTGCTCCAGGTGAAAACCCCGGCTATCAGACCGGACGACTTGCGCGTTCTATAGGTTATTACGTCCCCCGTAAAAGCTCCCGTCGTTCTGGCCTGATGGTCAGGATTTCCCCTAACCAGAAAAACGGGCAGGGTAACCGGCGTTTTCCTGAAGGTTCTGCGTATTATCCGGCGTTTCTGTATTACGGTGTGCGTCATGCCGCATACGGGATGAGCAAAAAGGATAAGCGCCAGAAAAAGCAGCATTCATCCCGCTGGCGGCTGGCACCACGTAATAACTTTATGGCTGATGTCATCGACCAGCGTCGTTACTGGACACAAAAGTTACTGTCCCGTGAGTTACAGCGGTCATTACGTCCTGTAAGAAGGAAAAAAACATGAAACTGACGCCTGTTATTGCTGCGCTGCGTGCCCGCTGCCCGTATTTTGAAAACCGGGTGGCAGGCGCGGCCCAGTTCAAAAATCTGCCGGAGGTCGGAAAGCTGAAACTCCCGGCGGCATATGTGGTACCGGGGGATGATTCTCCGGGAGAAAACAAAAGCCAGACCGACTACTGGCAGGAGCTGAAAGAGGGCTTCTCCGTGGTTGTCATACTGAGTAACGGGCGTGATGAGCGCGGTCAGTTTGCCTCGTATGATGTGGTGGACGATGTCCGGCAGATGCTCTTTAAGGCCCTGCTGGGCTGGAACCCGGAAGCGTGCGGTAACCCGATTAACTATGACGGCGGCACGCTGCTGGATCTGAATCGTCATGAGCTGATTTATCAGTTCGATTTTTCGGTCATCAGCGAGCTGACCGAAGACGATACCCGCCAGCAGGATGACCTGAACAGTCTGGATGAACTGCGAACGCTGGCGATTGATGTTGATTATCTCGATCCCGGTAACGGGCCTGACGGCGATATCGAACATCACACCGAAATAACCCTTCCTTCCTGAGAATCTTCATGTTTGTGAAACCTGTTAAAGGGCGGTCAGTGCCTGACCCTGCCCGCGGTGACCTTTTGCCCACCGAAGGGCGAAATGTTGACGAGAACAACTACTGGCTGCGCCGTGAAGCAGCGGGTGATATCCGGCGCGTGAATAAAAAGGTGAACACCGATGACGATAAGCTTTAACACCATTCCGTCGAATACGCTGGTTCCGCTGTTTTATGCGGAAATGGATAACCAGGCGGCGAATACTGCACAGGACAGCGGGGCATCGTTGCTGATTGGTCACGCCAATAACGGTGCAGAGATTGTTGCCAACAGTCTGGTGCTGATGCCGTCGGCAGACTATGCACGCCAGATTTGTGGTGCGGGAAGTCAGCTGGCGCGTATGGTCGAGGCTTATCGCCAGACCGACCCGTTTGGCGAGCTGTATGTGATTGCCGTTCCGGAAGCCACAGGCGCGGCGGCAACGGTTACGCTGACGGTGACCGGGGCGGCAACCGAAACTGGCACGGTGAATGTTTATGTGGGACGTACCCGCGTGCAGGCACCGGTGACCAACGGCGATAACGTCGCGACGATTGCCAGCAGTATCCAGGATGCCATTAATGCCGTTCCGGCCCTGCCGTTTACGGCCTCATCTTCGGCAGGCGTGGTCACACTGACCGCGCGTCATAAGGGGCTTTGCGGGAATGAAATTCCTGTCAGCCTCAATTACTACGGCTTTGGTGGGGGCGAAGTGCTGCCAGCGGGCGTACAGATTGCCGTGGCGACGGGTACCGCCGGAACGGGCGCTCCT